AAGAAACAAACTAAATACATACCACTTATACCCAAAAACAATGTGGATGATAGGGGGTGTGGTAGACCTATAGATAGTAGAAAAAATGTAAATCCGAAACTCCGTAACATTATGTTATGAAGATGGGGAAAAATATATTAAAAAGATATAATTTTTAATTTGCATAGTGGTAAAACATTTATTACATTATATTATCAATATTTTATCAATTTAAAACTAGGGAGAAAAACTATGCGCGATATTTCTAGAACCAAAATAATCGAGGCACCGATGACTAGTGTCGAGGTTGGGAAAGTAATGAAAAATACTTTTCTATTAATAAAATTATTAGAGTCATATGATAGATCAGAAAAAAGTAGAAAAGAAATAGAAAATGCCACTATTCCATTAAGACATATTCATCTAGGATCAGTAACTACATGGGAATTAGTAGTAACAACTAGTTGGATATTAGATAGATTACAAGAAGGAACATACTTGGCGGGAGATCTAGTTTCAGATCTTCGGGATAACATTCATACATTACTAGATCCTGAGTATAATGGAGATGTTATAGAACTATTAAAATCATTTAGTAGCGAAGATATCCAAGACTTTATAAATGACGTGCTAGGAGATCTAGGAGATCTATATGACTAGTAAAACCCGTGGGGCAGGTCTGAACATTCAGACATATGTTGATCCTTGTACCGTGGCTAGCATTGCGAAGTTACTTGCCAGCCGTGGCATGGGATTCAATCGTAGCTATTCGGGCCTGCTCAAATGCCTAATGGAAACAGTTCTTTCCGAGGCTCGATTGGAACAATTCGATGAGTTCCTGGATCCTGAGTCAGCCCTCGAGTATCTAGCCACATCCGGATTCTCAATGGATCAGGTAACCGGATGGAATGAAAAAAGAGTTTTCAATTCTATGAATCGAGCTAGCATGGATGAAGCTCGGCAAGAAACTATCGCCAAGAAAGAAACGATGACTAGTGAAGACTCGACACGAGCTGGGGAAATAGTCATGCGGCAACTTAGCGGAGAAGCTACGGATGAAGAGATCCAATGGTACTTGGATTATCAGCAGCGAAACAATTTATAAAATATACTTGCATACTGAAAATACTTATGTTATATTATAACATGATCATTTTTTCAACACCATTAGTGCAATACCGCACTAATTAAACTAGGGGGGCAATATGCCTAAACAAAACGAAAACGACCACGCTGAAATAAAGTTTATTATAAAGCGTGGAGACGAAGTAGAAACGCTTTGTCCGTTTCATATGGAAACAGTAGTCCAAGCAAACTCCGGACAATGGATTCCAGAAACTGACGAAGTAAGTATAGTCGAAGTAGTATCAACTCAGAAAGAAAACTGGGACGATATTACATGTGATAGTTGTGTATCTGAGGATGCCGAACATAAACATATGACTGTTGGGGATCTAATTAAACAACTAACGGCTCGAGTATGCGATTATGATCTAGACGCACCTGTGGTAATCAGCCATCCGCTTGTTTCCGATGAGCCTGTATGGTATGCGTTGAAAATAGTTGATTTCAAACCACATGATCGTACTCATTTAATGTTTACCATTGACGGTGACGAACCAGTAATGGAGTAGCCATGAAAACTATCGGAGAACTAAAAAAAGAATTAGAAAAGTATGACAATGATTGTCTAGTTATGACATCTAGAAATATAGATGAAAACGAAGTTGAATGGCTAGAAATAACTGGCACATTTGATGCTAGTGACGAAGACTCTTCGATGATACTTTTATACATAGATCCAATAGCATCTATTGCATAGTTCACATGGCCTGGGACGGAGTATTGTCCCAGGTCTTTTTCACTAGGGGGTAATATGACTGTTGATTATCGTAAACGACCATCTCGCTTGACTCTCAAGCAAGCTCAGAAACAAGAATTTAAAAGTGGAACTTCTTGGGTCAGGCTGATAGAGATGAAGTTGGAAGGTCTCAACAATATAGGAATCATGATGCAGTTTTTTCGAGACTGGGAAATATACGGTCTTCGGGAAGCATTACTATTCCTTAAGAACTATGAGGAACAAGGTGAAGTTCCTCGTGGCACATTTGTTGAGATAGATAAAGTAGCGCAACTCCTCTATGATAATGTCAGCGAAGATGCTGGCATTGAGAAGTTAAAAAAGACAACCACATGATTGAATATGAGAGTGTTGATGACAGCTCAGTCAAAGTCACACGAGCCAGCCTTCACAGTGGCAAGTGGAATAGTATAATAATACCTATGAACTTTGATGAGTTCCAGATGCGTCTGTCTATGTGGGCAGATGACAAAGAGTATATTCAAGATGCTTTCCCGTCTCTCAATCCAGACCAACGAGAGTTTATCCAAACAGGTATAACTATAGAGGAGTGGGACGAAATCTTTGTAGATGAAGAAGCAGAGATCAAGTCCTGTAAAAGCTAATGCCAAAATACTTTGATGATAACTTCGGCGAATGGGGTGACATGGAAGATGCTGATATGAGAGCATTCTATCGGCAAGTCCAAAAGACTAACGTCAAGAAAGAATGCTCAGGTTGCGGAAGAAAAGTCATGATACAGCCTCATTACGCTTACTGCAATTCATGTGCAGATAAGCGTGAAAGAGGCATGGACATCTAATGGCATCAATCTTCTTTATCAGCGGGGAAGAAATATCTCTTCGCATAGTTACCTACGATAAGACAATAGACATTTTCAAGGGCCCACTCTTCACTGATGAAGATGGCTATAACTGGCAAGCAGAAAAAGTAGGATCTTTAACATTTAATAAAAAAGATCTTCGATCTCTGATCGCCAGACTTGAACTAATGAGTGATGACTGACCCCTAGCAGAAGTCACTCAGGATAGTGGGGGCTTTCCCTACGGCTCCCACTATCCTAAAAAACCTTACGGGGAGGTAAGGTATGAGGGACTCGAGGCTTTTAAAAAATATTAAATATTACTCTTCGTATTTTTATAAAGGTAACTGGGATGATACCAGGCCTGAAGAATTAGTTGCATTAGAAATATGCAGAGATAATAATTTAAAGCAAGAATCTAGAGCTAAAAAAGAAAACTTAAATCCATCTAACTTTCTACACTTAATCAGAAAGGATCGCGGCATAAAGAAGTACAAAGTATTAACTCGTAGCTTGTTACTTAAACCCTTAATTTTAAGGAGGAGTATCAGCGATGACATATCCTGATAACTCGAGGGCGTTGAACGATGATCATCTTCAGCCCCCAGAAGAACATCCAGACTTTGGTATATTAGATGCTAAATTAGATTGGATGGATGAGTGGGGTAATGAACCTACTCTTCAAATACTAGTCGAGAAAGTCTTTAACATTAGTGAGTTTAAATATGATGTTAAAGAAAGTTCTAGTACTGATTTATACTTTGCTCAGTTAGATGGTCAGGTCTCATACTTTGCTCATACTAAGAAAGACGAGACAGGTTTTGGAGGTCGAACTTACTCACTCCAACCCGCAGAAGAAAATCGAGTGATTCCCTATACAATCAAAGGTCCGTGGAGTTCTCGTAGTTCAGCCATGAATAACCACTTTCCGCATTCTATAGAAGCATCCCTTATTGATGAGGAAGAAGGTTTCAAGAGGGGATTTACATTCTATGCTTCAGCTATAACTATTGATATGGCGATAGAGGCTTTCGATGTTATTCATCTGAATACTGGAGAAGCTTATGCTTTAGCTCTGACAGAAAAGTATAACGAGAAGATCCATAGGATAGTTAAGATGGATACAAGTCAAGGGAGACCTTCTCCAATCTTTAAGAACGATCCCCCAGAAACATACGAAGTCATAGGTCTTTACGATTACTATGATGAGATGCAAGATGATGGTCAGCCCTCGGAGCTACAGGAGCATCAAGACTTTGCTCAGGATGATGAGCTATCTAATGGAGGGCATGATATATTATGAGTAAAGCAGATGGGCCTAGTAAGTTCTATCATATGGAGCCTATTAGTCCTGAATCTCTAAATGCTATCCGTACTATTATTTCTATAGCTGTAGATAGAGAGATGATAGAAGAAATAGATGCTGAGCGAGCTCTTAAAATACTAACTGTCAATCCGCATAACAGGCTGACAGTGCTTGGCCGAAGGCTGGCCAGGCTAGTGGACTATTTTGATGAGCTTAAAAGCATTGACAATAGGACTAATGTTATAGTAGATCAAGTAAAAGAAGAGTTTGAAGGACTAAAGACTGTTATTGAGTGGAATCCTGACTGGAGGGAAGATAAAGATTGTTAGAAATACTGTCCAACCTTTATGTACTTATGCTACTAGCTCCTTTATTATACAGCGTAGGTATGAGCATAGTCATGATAGTTAAATACATAATGAGGAAGAGATGATAAAAGGTTTTATACTACATCTTGATGGAGAGGTAGAGGAAAAAGAATGGTCTATGTTTCCTTTACTAGAAGAGATGCAAGAAATAGTCGGAGGTTATATTGAAAGAGTAGCCATATCAAACTCTTACATAGCTGACGAACTAAAGGACCACTTTGATCCTGATGGATCTTCAGAGATTATAGTAAATGAAGAAGGTTTGTTACTAAATTTAGAGCTCAACGAGTCAGCCCTGATGCTAACAGGGCAAAGATTTGTTGGCCCAGTTCTTCTTTTCGTAGGTACTCCAATGGATGAACTCAATGGCTAAAGCAAAGAGAAAGTTACTAACTCGTAACCAAGCCTGGGCTCAGAGTCGTAACAGAGCTAAAGGTCAAGTAGGTTACATGCTTGGGACACTAGAAAGTATAAAGAGTCTTGAGGTCCTGTCAGAAAAAGAGTTGCCAAAGCTCTCAACTATAAGACGTATCTTAGTTGATATGAAAAAGAATTGGGAAGATCAAAACTCAGACAGTCGTCAGAACTTCATGGACACCTGGGACTAAGAATCTTATGACTCATAACTGCATAGCTTGCGGAAAGCTCGAAACACCAGAAGAAGAATTAGTTGATGTTGGAAAGCCAGACAAAATGTTGTGCCAAGATTGCTATGATGACGGCATAACAGACTCTAACCTTTACTTAGCATTTAAATATCTTGAAAGGAATAAAAAATGAGCGATGAATCTAAAGTTCGATTTAGCCTGATAACAGGTAAAGGTCACTTGATAGTATTTGATAGCAGCAAAGATGATGTAGCTAGTTCCTCAGGCTGGGAGATAAGAACTTCCTACAACAGTACTCTCAGCACAGAAGATGTAGAAAGCTTCGGGGACTTGGTAAAAGATTGTGTGGCGCTTGTTAAGAAAGTCTTGTAATTATTTTTGCAACTTGTGCATTTTTTACTTGACAAGTGGCATCCCTATGATTACATTTATATATATTGAATTTTGAAAGTGAAAAACTATGGCAATAAAAATCAAGTACGAAGTATCAAAAGATCAAGAGACTGGAGATACAATAATACTTAAGCGTCTGTTCAGAGTTATTCATGAAGCAGTATTTCCATTTCTTGTAGCATCTCATGAATGCAAAAAGTATGATCTTGCAGGACGCTTGATAAAACAGGACGTTCACTGAAAGGAGGATAAAGTCATTACCGCTTTAAGGGATGGAAGACCTTTTGTCTATTATAAGTTGTGGGGATATAGTGAAGAAATCATTAGTTGACACAATATGTACAGGGAGAGTGACTAATGTGGGCTATATACTCGGGAGGCAACTTTATATTACACTTAAGGTTTTCCGTCTCCGTAACATTTTGTTATGAAGTTTTTACATAAACCTTTTAACTGGGAGAAAACCAGTGACTGAAGAAACGCAACTTCCGGCAGGCGTAGTTAGTATTGAAGTAAAGAGTCCCAAGACTGATCGTTCGATCTCCTTCGAGCGTGACTTTGGGGATAGTTTAGAAAAGTCGTCAGAGATGTTCGGCGCTGACGTTGTTCATAGTATCTTTGTCGCCCAGGCTATTATCCGCGCTCAAGGTGCAGCCCGTACTACCTTGGACAATTCTGATAACAGCTCGGAGCAAGCAGAAGAGGCCGGCAAGACTTATACTCCTGGAGTCGCTCGCCGTGGTGGTGGTAAGAAGAAAGCTGATCCGTTCGATCAGTTGGCCGCCAAGGTTAAGAGTGGGGAGATCAGCCAGGAAGATCTGTTGGCAGAGCTTACGAAACGGCTCGGGTAATAGTCCTCCCCAGGACAGTGTGGAAGGTCGCTCGCATAGGGCCTTCCACATTATTATTATGGCTAACTTAATTAACATAGACGAACATGATACTTGGAAAGTTCAAGACGCAACCAAACTCCAAGCATACATGAACTGTCCTCGCAGATACTTCTTTGAGTATGTACTTGGCTGGCGTTCCGAGATTCCTAATAATCATCTGGAGTTCGGAACTGCTTGGCATATGGCGATGGAAGTATTCTATGAGAAAGGCGTCTCACTTGAGAGTGCCGCTGAAGGTTATAAAAAATTCGAGGAGTACTATCGAGAACAATTTGACGAGACTTGGGACGAAGGAAATGCTCCGAAGAACCCAGGCAACGCTCTAAGAGCTCTCGCTCAGTACGTCCAAACATACCAAGACCTTGACGACTTTGAAGTCTTACATATTGAGGTTGCAGGGAGCGTAGCAATAGCTCCGAATAAGCCTATATATTTCAAAACCGATACTATATGTCGAGATGACTCTGGCGTCTTTTCCCTTGAGCATAAGACTGGAAGTTACTTCAATACGAAGTGGGCTGCACAGTGGAGACAGAAGATGCAAGTCTCTGTTTACAGCCATGTCCTTTTCTGTTTGTTTGAACCTGATGAAGTTTACGGGGTCAAGATCAATGGAGTATTCTTTGCTAATCCTCCCAGATATAAAGCAAACGGAGAGCCTTATGCAAATGCACGAGACAACGAGTTCCATAGAGTTCCTGTAAGAAAGAATATTGCAGCAATGCAAGCATGGTTAGTTGAAGTCACTCGGTGGTATGACATGATCCAAGATGATTTTAATAGACTATTGTCTGCTAAAGAAGAAGATGAAGTCCTTGAAGCATTCCCTCGTAACACTGAGTCATGCACTCAATACGGGCCTTGTCCTTTTCTTGACTACTGCAGTATATGGAACAATCCTATTCAGTATGCTGATAGCCCTCCCATAGGCTATCGCGTAGAGCACTGGGATCCTCGCAAGATACCTGGTGTAAGGGAGACAGTAGAGTTATGAATGGTGAACTTTATACTCAGAATGATGTATTGCTTAAGATATTCGATGCAATAAATCATCTATCAGGAACTGTTGAGGAGTCTACTTCTCATATAACAAATAGCTTAGATGAAATAGAAGAAAGACTTAGAATAATTGGGACCTCTATTGATACTCATACTGAAACAACTCGTATGATTCATATACAGAGAGATAAAAGTCAATGACTGAGAGTCCTAAGTTCCTCAAAGTTAAAGAGCGAGCAATGAAAGCTCGCCAGATGTATGCTGATAGTGCTAGTCAGTTTTCAAACTTCCTGATCTATGGGGATTTTGGAACTGGTAAAACACAGATACTATCTACATGTCCCAAGCCAGTATTCATTGACTCATTTGATCCAGGTGGAACTAAGACAGCAGCCTTGCAGCCATTGATTGATAAGGGTGATGTGATAGTTGACAATCGCTGGGAAGGTGACTCCTGGAAAGAACCTTATGCTTTTGGTGAGTGGGAAAAAGAAATGCAAGACCGTAAGCGTGAGGGATTCTTTGAAAGCATCGGGACTTATGCTCTCGACTCCCTGACAAAGTGGAGTGACAGTATGATGTACGAGATCATTCGCCGAGGCTCCGGAGGGAAGACCCGTAAGGGTACTCAGCCCCAGCTCCAAGATTATCTTGTGCAGCAACTGACAGCCGTGGATTGGTTGGGAGTTCTAATGGGCTATCCCTGTCATGTGGTAGCTACTGGCCACATAGGTCTGATGAAGGATGAAGTATCTGGTAAGATGGAAACTGGTCTTTTAATGTATGGAAAGCTCAGTGAGAAAGTTCCACTTGTGTTCGATGAGAAGTATGTGACAAGAGTCAAGTCGAGTTCTTCTGGCGTAGCTTACGAACTGCTGACCCGCAATGACGGATACTATAAAGCCGAAACAAGAATGGGCGGCGGTAAGTTTGAAAGCTCGGAGACTCCTAACATAAAAGCCCTGCTTAGAAAAGCGGGCAGGTCTGATGAAGATAGACCTTCTTTAGTTTAATCTTATTCGGCGTAGCCGTGGGACTAGTCATCCTATCATATTCATTTCTAATGCTAATGCTAATATCAACTATAACATGGAGAAAACTCCTATGAGTCTTTTAGATCTAAACCTTAGCGAACGTGAAGAGTTGAAAATCCTGCCCGATAATCAAGAGGCTATGCTTCGAGTCAGCCGTGCTGATGTTACTCCCAACAGGAATGACGCGTCTCGGAACAACCTGGCCCTCGTCTTTGATTGCCCAGAAGATCCTCTCGTAGATGATATTCGGGTGTGGCTTCCAATTCCTAACGCCGCTATCAAGGCGGAAGATCCGAAGCGTTACATCAAGATGCTAAATAGGATCGCTGGCTTCTTGGATTCTGTGGGCGCTGATAGTGAGAACCTGGACACTGAAGATTTGCTCGGCAAAGAGTGCTGGGCATTGATTTCAGAAGACCAAGGACTAGACGGAAGTCCTCAAAATGGAGTCCGGCGCTTCATTGTCCGTAAGTAATATTTAACATTCTACAAATTGAGAGGCGCGCTAACATAGGCGTCTCTCTTTTTACTTACTCGTAAACGGGAGATACCTATGAGACTAACATTTGAGATTGAAGAGGAGGACCATAAAGTATTGTGTAAGTATATACCGCATGGCCTGCGTAAGTATGCCTATCAAGCTTTAATAAAAGGCTTTGTTAAAGAGTTAGCAAATGACCCAGGTCCTACAATGGAGACACTCCTACGACAGAGAACAAATGCTGCAGACCTTATGGAAAAGGGAGAATGAAACAACTCCCTACCAATTTGTTATGGAGGTGACAATATATGGCAGATCTTGTAAGTGAGCAATTTGGTATAGTTCAAATGAATAACTCTCAACTACTTGCCCACATAATAGATGTTAGGACAAGACGAAGAGAGCGTGCAAAACCTGCTACTCCTAAACGAGTCAGCAAAAAGAAAAACCCATTCAGTAAATTATCTGATGATCAACTTCGTAAACTAATGGAGATGACTAGTGAGTGATGTAGAGCTTCTTAATATAAACTTACGAGATATAAATTTCGGTAAGAGAGCTAGAGAGAACTATAAAGATTTAGACATCCTAGTAGCTGACTTTCAAAAGCAAGGTATCATATCTCCAATAGCTGTTAAGAGAGTATCCGCAGATGAAAAACCATTTCTATTGTTAGCTGGCGGTAGACGTTACTCGGCGGCTGTGTTAGGAAAGTTCGAGTCTATACCTGCCAGAGTATATCCTGAAGACTTAAGTGATCTAGACTATCGCGAGATAGAACTTATGGAGAATGTATCTCGTGCAGATCTAGACTGGAAAGAAGAGGTATGGCTAACTGAGGAAATACACAGACTAAAGATCGAGCAATTCGGTGAAGCAGCTGGACCAAGCGAAGGTCACTCAGCATCTGACACTGCAGAACTAATTGGCAAAAGTCCTATGAGTGTATCTCGGGATAGACAGTTAGCTGCAGGCCTGGAGAAACATGGAGAAATACTAGATGCGGCTAAGACTAAAAGTGAAGCTCTTAGAACTCTTAAAAGAATAGAAAGAAAAGAGCACGAGGAATCTGTATCTAAAAATGTACAAGCAGAGATAGACAAAGACAAAGGAGAATCGTATAAGAAATCTCTAGTCAATGGATATATTCTTGGGGACTTCTTTAAAGGTATAAAGGATGTTCCTAATAGTGCTGTACATATAGTTGAGATAGACCCTCCCTACGCTATTGATCTTAAAAATATAAAGTACGGCAATAAGGATAATCTGGAAACTTATAATGAAGTAGATGAAAATGCTTATCCTGAATTTCTTGAAGAGCTTTTTGCCCAGTGCTACAGAGTAATGTTTCCGTCTAGCTGGCTCATATGTTGGCACGCTATTCAGTTCTATCCATTAGTAAAATCTCTCTTGGAAGAAGCAGGATTCTCTGTAGAAAAAATACCAGCTATATGGAATAAGAATATCCCAGGACAAACTCATAACCCTGAGTCTCGCTTAGGATCTTCCTACGAACCTTTTGTATATGCGCGTAAAGGTAACCCTATTATATACAAAGCTGGTAGGTCAAACGTATTTAACTTCAAACCCATACACTCCGATCATAAAGTTCATCCGACTGAGCGTCCAATAGAGATGATAGAAGACTTGCTTAAAACATTTGCTGCTCCTAACAACAGAATACTAGTTCCGTTTTTAGGAAGTGGGAATACTTTACTGGCTGCTTCTAACTGTGGGCTCAATGGCTTTGGTTTTGATCTTAGCGAAGAATATAGAAATTCATTTGTCACTAAAGTGCATAATGGGGAACCTAGTAATTATAGTAGCTACTCTTAAGAAAGGACTATTATGAGTCTAGCACCTTACTCTTCTGGGAATCCAGAGACAGCTAAGTACGTTATCATTGGCGAAGCTCCTGGGACAGAGGAAGAACAAAGGGGTGGAGCTTTCATTGGAGCAGCCGGTAGACTTCTGGATGATTTACTTAGGAACGCAGGAATATCAAGGGATGAAATATACTTTGACCATGTGTTTCAATTCAGACCTAAAGGCAATGATGCGTCTCCTTTTATTAAGTTCGCAAAGACCGTAACTGAGACTGAGGAATTTACAAAAGCTCGATCAGCTCTAGCTGCAAGATTAGAAACAACTAAAGCAAATGTAATAATAACTATGGGTAACATTCCTACATATGCTTTAACTGAGGCAACACCTATAACTAAGCAGCGGGGTAGTATAATATCATCTACTCTTTTAAAGGATAGAAAAGTTATACCTTGCATTCATCCTGCTGCAGCGTTAAGAGAATACCTAACACGTTATAGTATAGTCAATGATTTAAGAAGGGCTAAAGAGCAAGTAGGATTTCCAGAGATAAAATACATAACTAGAGATCTTATCCTCAATCCTTCATATGCTGATACTATGAGTTTCTTAGACACCTGTAATCATGCAGGGTCTGTAGCTTATGATATTGAAATACGAGGGCAAGAGTTAAGCCATATAGCTTTTGCTATAAATCCTTCTGTTGGAATATGTATACCTTTTGTAGAGGGAATGAAAGACTACTGGACACCAGACCAAGAAGCTGCTATAATGTTAAAGATAGCTGAGGTCCTGGAGAATGAAAAAGTATTTAAGATAGGCCAGAATCTTTCTTTCGATGCGACCTTTATGTACTACAAGTACGGAATACATGTATATCCTCTTCATGATACTATGATAGCCGCAGGTATTTTATTCCCTGACTTTCCTAAAGGTTTAGATTTTCTTGTATCACTTTACTGTGATGGAGAGCCTTACTATAAAGATGATGGAAAGGAATGGTTCAAGAATCCTTTTGCTTCTGAAGAAATCTTCCGTAGATATAATGCTATGGATGCAGTAGTTCTTATGGAGATATTCCCAAAGCAAACTAAAGAGCTTGAGCGCATGGGAAACTGGCGAACGTATGAGAAACAAAAATCTCTTTTACACCCTCTTGTATATGCAGGTAACAAGGGTATACGCATGGATACTGAGGGTATGGTTAGAGCTGGAGAAGGCTGCAATGAACATATAGAATCTCTTATGCGTAGGCTAGCTGAAGTGTCTGGGCGAGATGACTTAAATCCCAACTCGCCTAAACAGCTAAAAGAATATTTCTATGTGGACAAGGGTCTTAAGCCTTACACTAGGAAAGGATCTATAAGTGTAGATGATAAAGCGTTAAAACGTCTAGCTATGAACGGCCATGAAGAAGCTGATATCATACTAAATCTAAGACATGAACGTAAGATGCTCGGCACGTATTATAATATGAAGCTAGACGAAGATGGTCGAATGCGCTGCAGTTTCAATCCTGTCGGAACTGAGCAAGGGCGTATATCAAGTTCAAAGACCATACGTGGGACTGGCGCTAATCTACAGAATCAGCCTCCACAAACTCAAGCTATGATGCTAGCTGATCCAGATCATATATTAGTAAACCAAGATCTGGGCCAAGCAGAAAACAGAGTAGTAGCTTACATCTCTGGCGAGAACAGAATGATCAATGCTTTCGACAAAGGCATAGACATTCATAAACAAACTGGAGCTTTGATAGCTGAGATTAATATTGAAGATGTTACTGACGATCAAAGGTCTGATGGTAAGAAAGCTAACCATGGTCTTAACTATGACCTTGGCTATAAGTCTTTCGCTATGATCTACCAGATGCCAGAGAAGCAAGCTAAGTTTATTGTAGATAGATATCACTCTGTATACCCTGGTGTGCGGCAGTGGCATAATTCTGTTAGAGAAGAATTGAGTAGGCAGTCAAGAACTCTTGTTAATTGTTACGGAAGAAAGAGAGTATTCCTTGACAGATGGGGACATGAGTTATTCAAGGTGGCTTATAGTTATTCTCCTCAATCTACTGTGGCAGAGAAGATGAATCAAGATGGAGTCTTGTATATCTATGAGCGTCAAGATTTGTTTCCTGAAGTTCAGTTCCTTAATACTATTCATGACTCTATTCGTTATCAGATTCCGTTAGCGGTCGGGTATGATAGAATAATAGAGATCATTAAAAATGTTAAGTCAAACCTTGAAAAACCTATATCTTGGAGGGGTCAAGCTTTTTCCATTCCTGCTGATACTGAATTAGGTTTTAGCTACGATAAGAATACTATGCTCGAATGGAAAGCCCATTATGTAGATAATAATAATGAGAGTAAGTTGGCAGAGGAGCTTGGGGACTATGTCAGGGAGCAGAAGGCTTAATGATTGGATCGAGGCATTCGTTGAATATACTGATAATACAGAGCCTCCAGAAAGCTATCGTAGATGGGTAGCAATATCTACTATGGCAAGCGCACTCCAAAGAAAATGTAAACTTGTATGGGGCAGTGAAGTATTCTTTCCTAACATGTATATAGTTCTTGTCGGTCCTCCAGCTGCTAGAAAAGGAACCGCTATGAGAACTGGTAAAGACTTACTTGATCAAATTGGTATAGCTGTTTCTGCCGATGAAAGCTCTAGACAAAAATTAGTAAAGAGTCTGCAAGAAATGGGAGTAGCTGACCAAGATGATATGGGCAGAATAAATTTTCATTCTAGCATGACTTTATATTCAAGTGAGCTAACGGTCTTTCTTGGTTACGGAGCTAGAGAATTACTAGCCATGCTCTGTAAATGGTATGACTGTGAGCCACGCTATGTGTATGACACTATTCAAAGAGGTAAGGAGGAAGTTCCAAATGTTTGGTGTAACCTTATGGGGGCGACCACGCCTGGGCAACTACAAGCGTCACTACCGGAAGATGCTGTGGGGTCTGGCTTTACTAGCCGCGTCGTCTTTGTTTATGAGCATAATAAAGGGAAACTGGTTCGTAAGCCCACGCTCAAAGAAGAAATGCTCGAGCCACTTCTCTACGACCTCGGACAAGCTAGGAATTTAAGTGGAGAATTTATAATAGATAAAAGTGCTGAGGACATTTATTATGACTGGTATGAGAAAAGTGAAAGTGAATCTATATTTACTGATTATAGAATGGAGTATTATGTTCAGCGTAGACCTACGCACCTGTTTAAGCTAAGCATGATTATATGCGCGGCAAGAGGTGATACTAAACTAATAACTAAGGAGGATCTAAATGAAGCTATAAGAGTTATTGAAGGTGCAGAGAAAACAATGTCTCAGGTATTCGCGGGTGTGGGAGCTAACCCCTTAGCAGGTATTCAATTCAGAATACTTAATATTGTCAGAGAGCTAGGACCTACAGAAACATCTGTTGTAGCGGAGTCACTACAAAGTGATGCTAGCTTTAGTCAATTTGGGGAAGCTATACAAGCACTAGAGCAGATGGGACATATAAAGATAGACATAATTAAAAAACTTATAATACCTGTTAACTAAATGAATGAAGAAGATAAAGACAAACTAATATTTGGGATCTTGCCTGTAGTCGATGACCAGGATTTTATAACCCTAATCATCGACTTAGTTCAAGCTAGGCAGGAAGACATGAAAAATGCACTGATAATAGCTATCAATAGGACCAAAGAGTAGGCCTGGGAACATGGAAGTTATCATCAGACTGTATATCATCTAGATGTAAAAATATATTATCACCCTTTTGGGAAACCCCTATACCTGTGAAGCCAAGACTGGTAGCAAGAGCCAAGACCATATAAGCGTCTTCTCCTCTAACAGCTATGTCGATAGCTCTACCAGTAGCATGAGAACCAGGTCTGGGGTTTCCCTCAGGGTCTTTCTTTTTAGCTTCAATACTATGTCTGGGAGATCGAAAGCCAGAAGATATTCTAAGACCTCTTCCATATTCAGATCTTAGTTCTTGCAAGCGGTCCATAGTATCTTCGTTCATCTCGCACTCGCCAGTTTCTTGGCAAGCAATTTCATTAAAACTAAAGTTCGGCCATCGAGACTTAGGCCATGAGTCTTTCGTTAAGTTAGTAGCCATTAGTTTTATCTACCTTTCTGGATTAACAGGACTAAATAGTTCTCTAGACACTTGGTACTTTGGCTCTACGTAACCAAGTTCTGGAAACAATCTTCCAAACTCTTTATCTAACTGAGCTCTTTGCCTTAGCAGTAATTCAAATTCTCTTCCGTATTTACTTTCTTTATAAGTTTTACCTCTGAATAATCTTCTCTTATCTAATAGTCTAAATTTAAATCCAGATAATTCACTTAACAACTGACTATTCACCTCTGTTCCAAGTCCTGGAATAGGAATCTCATCACCTTTTCTTTGCGTAGACTTAATATATCTATTAATCTTACCTATAGGAGGCCATATCTTTTCATATGCCCACTCCTCATCTCTAGTTGGAGATAAACCCAAGAAGGGAAAAATTCCACCTGGACTAACACTATCATCTCCTCCTGATTCTGAGCCTTGATATGCAGTGCTTACTTCACCTCCAAATCTTGAAATCGCTCCACCTTTAAATATATCCATATTACCGTAAATTTGCATAGGCGCAGCAATAAGAGGATTCGCACTTGAAAGCATATCTTTTATATTTAGTCTATTAAGTTCCCCTACCATTATATCAATTTGAACAGCTATCGGCTGATCCTGATCTTTATTCATATAAGGCAGTTGCCAAGCTACAACCTCATCCCAATAGTCTGGCACATCTTCATTTTGAAAATCAGGATATAAACCTTCTACTGCATCTTTTACCTTAGGTATCTGGGACATTCTGCCTGGAGTTTCTAACAGCGCCATAGCAACTCTTGGTGCTGCAAATCTCTGCCAAGCATAGAAAGGAAGGATGTTTCTAAAATACTTCTTCTCTATATCTGTTAACATCCTATAATCAAAGTGCCACATCCTTGGCATCTCAGCTGCAGCCTCAACTGTTTTTCCTTGAGCTAACTGATCTATAAACAGTGCCCATCTTCCTTGATTCTCTATGATCTGAGAAGCTGCCCTGTTAATTCCTATAATAGGATTTTTACCTCCGCCAGCTAAATACTTTAACTTATCTTTAAATGATGTCCCTTGACCTTTTCCAAATTCTAAAGCTTGGGCAACAGAAGGATCAAGTCCTGGAATTTGAGCTGCTTGTGCATTTTTAAAATCCCAAGCTACTAAATCATCTACGATATTAGTATTCCAAAGTAACTCAGACGCTCCACCTTCTGTATTATACAAAGAACTAGCTACTTGAGGAACTCCATTCTTTTCTCCTAGCTCAGCTATCTGTGCATAGCTCAAAGGATTTCCATCAATGTCTTTTATATCTACATCTGGTATATCATCTAAACTATTCCAGCCAAACTTCTTAGCTAGCCTGTCAGCCGTCTGCTTAGTTTTCTTTGGAAGCCTACCTGCTCCATTAGCCACACTCATTAACTTTAACGCTTGTAGATTTCTAAGCATATACGCACCCATAGAAAATCTACCCTTTGCATCTCTACCCATGCCAGCCATCCAGTTACTATTTAATATACTAATAGTATTCCTCGCGTGATAGCCAGTTCCAAATGTAGCCCAACCTTTCCAGATGTTAGTAATATCAGTAAATGCTTTAGCTATCATATCTGCTTTTTCTGGAGAGCTAAATAACTCTTCACTTCTAGTAAGGAAATTATAAACTTCTGTGGGAAGTCTGTAAGCTCCTATTATTTCTGTTTTATACTTAGGTCCTACATCAAGATCATCACTAACTTTTACTTTTCTTTTTACTTCATACACTGACATACCTTGTCCAGGATCTCCAGTTGGTCCGGTCTCTCCTATAGGAGTCTCTATAGTTTTCTTAATATCATCCCAAGTATATCCTTGCTCACGCTTTCCACCCTTAAAGAACATAGGATCAAAGTTTAGCTTTGTGGCTATCTCTGGGTTATTAAGAACAGCTTCTCCGAACCTCCTAGACACTATATACCTTACACTCTGAACACCTCGAGACAAAAGTATATTACCTATGTCTAACTCAGTACCTTTTTCTAAGTCTCCACTAATAGATGCCATTACTCTGTCTAGTTGACTCTTATAAGTCTTAGGTTGCCCAGGACCAAACACAGCATCAATTCCAGGAAGATCACTACTGCCCAAATAGTTTGGATCAGGCCTTCTAGTATTAGCTACATTTTTATAAGCTTCTACTAGCCTGGGATCTTTAGGTGCTGTTCCATGTAAGTAAAAATCTCTGAACATTGTAGGATCTATTAAGCCGTCAAGAGGAGCATTAATCTCTTCTTCAAATAAACGCTTAGTAAAATTTTGAATAGTTTTTGCAGCCTCTTTAAGCTTAGGAGCATTTTCCATAAGTATAACATCAGCTTTTACTAAAGCATCTATTTGCTTTTCCATAAACTTTGGTTGATCCATGAGAGTGCCCAAGACTCGTCTTTCTACAGGAGTCATCCATGCAACCATAGACTCAACTTCATCAGCCATCTTTACTATTTCATTTTCAGCCTCAGCCCCAAAGCGTCTCTTTATACTAAGAAGTTCTTCTCTATGTTTTTCAGGTAGCTTAGGCTCTATCTTAAACATAGTTTCTAAAACATCAGTTACTGGTTTACCTGCACTAGTTTCTTTTACAAGATTGTAAGCTCTACCTGGAACTTCAGCTATATTAGCAGGTGTTTTATTAAGAGGATCTAGGAATATAGTACCTAGTAATCCTGCCATCCAAGCTTGCATTTCAGAACTAGTAACTGCTTCAGCTTCCCAGTCTTCTAAGTCTTCTCTTGTGAGACCTATCTTTGATGCTTTCTTTATCCGTTCTTTTGTTATAGGTCTAGCCTTTGGATCTAGTAACCCATACCTAGTAGCCAGCCCTAGTATATCAACATTCTTAGGTTTATACCCTACTTTATTCATCCCAATACCATCCAAGTATTCCGCAACAAAAGCAGTATAACTATCCCAGACATTTCCAGTTTTAACAGCTTCATCTATAGTAGCCCCTATCATCCAACTAGGCATTTGTAATAGATTAAAAACTGGAGTGACTAAGTTTTCCATTCTTCTATTAGCCTTAGCAAAGAACCCAACTCCACCTTCATTAGCTTGATACTCTTGATACTCAGCCCAGAGTCCAGGATATACTTTATCCATCTCTTTTATCCTGTCTTCTCTCTTAACATTTTCCCTCTTGACTGCTTCAAAATTTTTTATCTGTTTTTCAGTTAGCTCTAAACCAGTACCAAAGTCTCCTCCTGGAATATCTTTTTTACTAGGAAGATTAAATATAGGAGAGCCTCCAGTACCTTCAACTTTTGCAGGCTCATGAAATGACTCAGCTGAATCAGCAGACCCAGTAATAAAAGCTTCTAAAGGAAGCTCTTTAGGATTTTCACCAATAGGCTTTAGAAAATGCTCTAGTGATAGTTCGTTTGTAGCCATAATTTAATCCTATTATTGTTGGGGCAAGAAGGGAACAGTTGCATTTGTAGGAGAATTGACAGCTGTGCTACTAGGACTAGCACTTTTTTGTCCTTGCCTCGTAGGCATCTGAGTATCTTTACGTTGTACTGGTAACTGTGTAGGAGCCTCGAACTGTTCAAAGCTTCCAGGTCCCGCACCTAAGCCTGCTGGATTATCTACCCATTGCCAACCGGCAGCTTTAAATTTTTCTTGCAGTCCCCTAAGTACTATGTTTCTTCGAATTGGATCTTCAAATTGTGCAAGATACTTATTAAACTCTATAGTTCTTTGTGCTGCATTACCCTTATTAAGATCAGATATAATAAGGTCAGCAGGATCTGTTTTAGCTTCAGGTTCTTGGGTTTGTAATGTAGATCCTTGTATAGCATCTACTAGATTACTAAATGCTCTTTGCCCCTTCTCTGTATTTATTTTTATACCTTCGGGAATATTTATGTTAAACAATCTAGAATACCTGCTTAACACAGCCTCTGGGGTATAACTATTTGTGATGTCAGAGAGTATTGAAGTAGCTATTTCCTGCCTTGATCGCTGCGTAGCAGCATTTAAAAACTCTTCAGCATTCTTTGCAAGTACGGATAAAGTTTCAGGATTTTCAAGTTGGTTC